AAAACCCGGAATATCCGACTCGAAAACTCCGAAATCAAGAAAATACACATCAACCATATCATCACTTTCAACGATCTAAACGTGATCTACTAATGACTCAAATAATCCATCAAAACGAACATTTAAGCTTTGGCCTGGGAGCGAATGCCGCTTTCCGCATCGACTCCAAGGAATCCCACTCACACATCAAGGTAAAGGAAGAGCCTGCAAATGCCAGCTCCAATATCGCCCAGTGGGGAGAAGACAACCTATATCCGCAAAATTTTATGAAGGTTTTAAAGCTGAATGGCGCCGGTGGTTCCAGTTATCGCTTTAACAAGGCCGCACATTACGGGCAGGGTTTTAAGATTTTCCGCGTAGATGAATCCGATGACGGCAAGGAAGATCGAAAACTGGTGCCTTTGGCCTCCAATAAGGAAATTCATACGTTTTTTAAAGAAACCCGGATGCACCGGGTTTTCACCGAGGTAATTGCAGATCTTGAACACTGGAACCTTGGATTTCCGGAGTATATCCTCTCCAACGACTATAACCGAATTGTGAGCGTTAGGCGCTTGCAAACCGCCAAAATGCGCTATGCCACCATAAACCCAAAAACAGGACTTATTGAAAAAGCCTATTTCTGCCATAACTGGACAACTGCAATGAAACCAGATTCCGAATTTGTGCAGGAAATTCACACCATAGACAGTTATTGCAGCGCGGACCAGGTGAAGGAATATTGCAAGAAAAACAAGATCCACAAATTCACAATGCCCATCTTTTATCCGCTCATCGATGAAACCTACTATCCAGAACCGGAACATCATTCGGTTTACCGGAACGGCTGGATGGATGTTGTGAATGCCATTCCGCAGTACAAAAAGCATTTTTCTGAAAATCAGTTGAATGTGAAATATATGGTCTACATATCTGAAGAATACTTCCTCAGGACCTATCTCAATGAATGGGAAAAATACACGCCAGAGAAGAAAAAAGAAATCCGAACCGCGTTGACAGATGCTATTGACTCTCATTTGGCCGGAAACAAGAATGCCGGAAAATCAATTCAGTCAACGGTATTCAAAGACCGGGACGGAAATTGGGTAAAAGGAATTGAAGTAGTTCCATTGAAGGATGAGAATTCATCTGAAGGAAAAGGCCTGCTGGATTCCTCTGCAGGAAACTCTGAAATTATGAGTGCCATTGGAGTGGATCCTAACCTTATGGGCGTTGGAATACCAGGGGGAAACCTCAACGGCGGCTCCGGGAGCGATAAGCGTGAAGCCTTCAGCATCCTGAATTCCCTCTTCAAGACCAAAAGAGAAACCACCCTCGAAATGTGGCGATTACTGCGCGATTACAACGAATGGCCGGAAGACCTTGAAGGCGATTTCGCAGTGACAGAGCTCACCACCCTCGACAAAAATCCAACCGGCACCGAAAAGAAATTTTAGTCATGATAGTAAAAGACATCATCACCTTCAAGAAACACGTTACCTGCGGCTTCAATTTTGACTTTGAACTGATCCTGCCTTACATAAAAACACAGGAACGCAAACATTTAAAACCCGTTTTGGGAGCAGAATTATACACTGCCTGGTCAACCACTCCTCCAGCCACAGGCAAGGCAAAGGAAGTTTATGAACTCATGCAGGAAGCATCTGCCAATCTTGCCATGCTCAATTACAGCCACGTTGGCGTGATACAGATAAGCGACAAGGGATTTCACATAAATTCCAACGCCAACACCATCCCGGCAGGATGGGGAGAGAAAAAGGATCTCAGGAGAAAACTCCTGCAATCCGGCACCCAGGCGATCGATGAAGCCCTGGAGATCATGGAAGCCAATGAAGCCGATTTCCCCACCTGGAAAACATCCACAGGATATACAGATTTCACCGAATTCTTTGTGCGTAAAACTCAGGATTTTCAAAAATATTACAACATAGAAAACAGCCGTCTCACATTCCTCAAGCTAAAGCCGCACCTCTTAAAGGTGGAAGACAAATTCTTTGACGCACTGTTGGGAGATGAGACGGTTATTATTATAAAGGCCGCTGCCACAGAGATCACCAAAAAGGCATTGCGATATTGCCAGGCTGCACAGGTAGCCTTTTGCCTTTCAGAACTTGCTTATGAAGGCGCTTTTGCGGTCACGCCAAACGGACTCGTGATCACCAGCGAGGAATTGCCCGGTGAGAAATATGGCAGGCTCACAGAAAAGGAGCTCTACAACTTTCACCTGGCAAAACAGAACGATGCGAATGAGTATATGAAAAAACTGCTCTTGCACCTCAATGAGAACCCGGAAATATTTGCAGAATTCGCCCTAAAAACAGCTATAAGTACAGCCAATCCAATACACAACACCACATCAACCGTAAGTTTTTAGATGTCCTTTTTTTGGATAGTCATAAGTATCAATTTTGAATTATAACACATACGCACAATGGCTCAGTCTTTAAGACCTTCAATACAAATCACGGAAAAAGTAAACGTAATTCCTTCCATTAACAGGATTTCGGAAGCTACTGCAGAAGATTTTAGGGAGTTAGGGCAAATCCTTTTGGACCACGCCATCAAGATAGATGAAAATGCCAGAAGCACCGAAGAAGCCGAATATTACGGACTTTTCAATAACCTTGCACTTCTCCAGGCGACGTTCCCCAATGCGGAAGAAAACGGCTGGGCGGTAATAGATCCTGGAGACGGAAACCCCAAAACCATCGCTGTTTTTACAGGCGGGATTTGGAGCTTAGACACCAATATTGCCCCCATCCAGTTATACAACACCAAGGCAGACCGGCCAGATCCGGGAGTTGGAAATGTTTTTTACCTGGTGAGGGAGGACAAATCCCTGTGGCTTTGGTATGATGGCGGTTATAAGCAATTTGGAAAAGACGGGAATAATGGAATGGATGCCTATGAGGTTGCCCTTGCATTAGGTTTTGTTGGCACACGTCAGGAATGGATGGACTCCCAAAAAGGCGAAAAAGGAGATCCATTCATATACGAGGACTTCACACCCGCGCAACTTGAAGCCTTAAAAGTCAAGGGAGATACCGGAGATATCACTGTCTTCACAACAGACAGCAGTTTGTATTATGATCCGGAGACCTTTGAGATGCGGGCAAATATCAGCACGTATTCTCAAAAATTCACCTGGCTTACCGGGCAATCTAAGACAAGGCCATTGGACTTTGAGCCTACAAACTTTCTTTCTGTATTTAGAAACGGAGTGGAAACCGAAGCCTATACTTTCATCCCTCCTACCACCTTTGAATTCACAGGAACCCTTGCCAATAATGACGTGGTAAAGATAAATTTTGAACGCTTTATAATTCAGCCATAATGGAACCAGCGAAATACGATTTTAAACTGATCAAGGGGAATACCCTGCAACCCTTGGATATAACGGTATCATCAACAGATGATCTTCCGTATGATCTCACAGGAGTTACCGCGTGCTGGGATATTAAATATCGTCCTGGAGATGATGAACCTGTAGTGCATCCTCTTGTGGTAACCATTACAGATGCGGTGGCTGGAAAGATCAGGGCAGACTTTACAGATATGGAAATCCCTGCCAGTAAGTATGTTCACGAACTCACATTGGTTTTTCCTGAAGGAAAGATCACGGTAATAAGGGGAATTTTACAAATAGTAGAAAGGATATCACAATGTTAAAATCTGTAAAATTAGAAATACACGAGGAAGGCATCAATTTAAAAGTTGATCCTGTAGGTATTAAAGGAAATGCTTTCCGGTTTGAAGATTTCACGCCGCAACAGCTTGAAAGTCTAAAAGTAAAAGGAGATCCTTTTATTTATACCGACTTCACTCCAGAACAAATAGAGGCCCTGAAAGTTAAAGGGGACACCGGGAATTCTACATATCAGGATTGGTTGGCAGTAGGAAATGTTGGTACCCTTGCAGATTTCTTTCTCTCACAAAAAGGAGATAAAGGAGATCCGTTTTTATACGAAGATTTTACACCAGAGCAAATCGGCGATCTTCGCTGGGATCTTTCATTATTGCAATCTGACGGATCCTTCTATAAAGACGGGGATTTTATCAAAGCAAACATCAGCACGTACAACCAGCAATTTACCGCTGCGGCATCTCCTGATTTCACATTCGATTTTGAACCTACACTTATTCTAAGTGTGTTTATAAACAGGAATGGCACCGCGATCATTCCGCAATGGACCTTCACCGCTCCAAAAGGATTGACAATTACCAGTGAGCTTATTGCTGGCGACATACTACTAACTTCATACGAACATTTTATAATACAACCATAATGGCAAAAACACCATACTATACAAAGGCCGAGACCGAGGCAAAATTAAGATCCTTCAATTTAGACGACAATTTCTTCGGGGACGGCGTGTACGGGATTCAGTACGATAAAACCATTGCAGCTCCGGAAGTTGTTAGGACTGGAGATATGTCCGGACACGTTTCCCTTCCGGTACATTCAAAAATGAGGCGTTGTGTCCTGGATGATGCGGGCGTTGTAAATTATTACCTGGATGCCAACGATTCTACCCTGAGGGAAGATGGAACCCCGGCAGATTTGACCGGCACCCACGGGCAGGTGATGGTGGAAATTCCACGGCACTGGCGAAGATTTGACAGCGAAGGCAATACCCAGCGCGCTTTGGTTTCCATAGCTCCATTTACCGGCGCTCACGAAGTTCCAAAAATGTATGTATCAGCGTATAAAGCAGCCTTGAATAGAACCAATAGCAAGCTTTCCTCTGTGGTGAATTTAACACCCGATTTCAGGGGAGGCGGAAATTCCGCAACAAATGATGCAAATGCAGCGACCTTGCTTGGAAAACCAGTCACGAATACTTCCAGGATAAACTTCAGGGCATACGCTCAAAATAGGGGAGCCAATTGGTATGATATGGATTACCAGGCACGCAAATCAATCTACTGGTTGATAACCATTGAATATGCAACCCGAAACCACCAGGCAGCAGTTAACGCTGCGTTAACTGCTGAAGGTTATAAACAAGGAGCTTTGGGAACGGGTCCAACGGATATTGCGTCCGGCGACTGGTCAACTTTTAGCGGTTATTATCCAATATATGCCTGCGGTATTACCAATACCCTGGGGAACAATACAGGAGAAGTTCCGGTGGTGCTTCAGGATTTTCCTACAGCAGGACTTACCAAAGCCACCCAGGCGAATTCTTACCGGGGCGTGGAGAATTTCTTTGGGGATATATGGGAATGGACCAACGGAGTGAATATTCAGAATGGAGCTTTGTCTGCAGGTATTTATGTGGCAAACAGCTTTAAAAAATCAGACAATGATTACCTGGGATATAAAGCAGCGGGTGAACTACCGCAAACCAATGGATATATTAAAGGAATCGTTTTTGGTGATGAAGGAGATATTCTTCCGGGGGATGTTGCAGGGGGATCTTCCACCACTTATTTCTCCGATTACTTTTACCAGAACTTTGCCAGTAAGGAGCTTAAAGGCCTTCTTTTCGGTGGTCATGCGTATCATGGTTCGCTTGCGGGTTCGGCGTACGTTCGTTCGCATTTCGCGCCCTCGTATACGTATGCGGCTTTCGGCTCTCGCCTTTGCTTTTTAGCACGGTAAGCGAAAACGAAAACACCCCGGCTTTTTGCCGGGGTCAAAAATATGAAAATACGTTCTTTAAATTAATGGCTGTGTAAAAGAAAGGGGCCTTCTTTTCGGTGGTAATGCGAATAATGGTTCGAATGCGGGTTCAGCGTACGTTAATTCGAATAACGCGCCCTCGAATACGAATGCGAATATCGGCTCTCACCTATGCTTAACAGTACTTATCTTTTACAGGCCTTGCCTCTTGGCAAAAAATGACAAATATTAAATGAAAGCATTGGTACCGAAAGGGAAGATGATTTTTTAAAAAAGCAAATTGAATTGAAACGAATAGGAAATTTATATGAAAAGATCTACAGCCTTGAAAATCTAAGGTTGGCAGATGAGCGTGCCAGAAAAGGCAAACGCAATTCCTATGGAGTTCGATATCATGACAGAAACAAAGAAAGAAACATCCTAAAACTCCACAAGGACCTGAAGGAAAAAACATTTAAAACATCTCCTTACGAGGTTTTTAAAATATACGAACCCAAAGAACGTGACATCTATAGGTTGCCATACTTCCCGGATAGAATAATGCATCATGCGGTGATGAATATCCTGGAACCTATCTGGATGAGCATCTTTACTGCAGATACCTACTCTTGCATTAAGGGAAGAGGGATTCACACCTGCGGAGTAAAACTCAAGAAACATCTTCGGGATGATGTTCCAGGCACCAGGTATTGTTTAAAAATGGATATCAAGAAATTCTATCCTACCATAGACCATGATATTTTAAAACAAGTGCTGGCAAGAAAGATAAAGGATCAAGACCTGCTTTGGCTTTTGGGTGAAGTGATAGACAGTGCAGATGGAGTTCCAATAGGGAATTACCTGAGCCAATATTTTGCAAACCTGTACCTGGCATATTTTGATCACTGGATCAAGGAAGAAAAAGGGAAAAAATATTATTACAGGTATGCAGATGATATGGTGGTGCTCTCAGATAATAAAGCAGCGCTTCACCAGCTATTCAGGGAAATTCAGGAATTCATGGTCAATAATCTCAAGATAAGGATCAAGGACAATTACCAGGTATTCCCTGTGGAAGATCGCGGCATTGATTTTCTGGGATATCGCTACTGGCATACGCACACCCTTTTAAGAAAAAGAATTAAAAAGAACTTTGCAAAAGCCGTGTTCAGGAATAAGGGAGAAAAGACAATCAACTCTTATCTGGGATGGGCCAAGCACTGTGATGGTATAAATTTAATCAGAAAATTAACAGCATAATGAAATCAAACAGAACACACCAACCACCTCCAAGAGTGGAGAATTTAGGAGAAGGAACATTTTATTACAATTTAGATGTAGTAAAATACAGGCCACTTAACCAGGACGGAGTAGAGGAAGATTACTGGGCCTATGATTATATCCAGGTGCGGGTGGAATATCCTATAACATTGGGAGATATTCAGAAGGAATTGAACAGCAAAAGCGTGAACCATCAGGTGAATACCGATGATTTTATGATAGATGCAGATTCGGGCAAGGTGCAGAGTGCTGACAAAGAAATAAAATACACCGAATTACCTTCTTCAGCCAGTGAAGCAGCACGTAACAATTTAAAAGGCAAAGGCTGGAAACTGAACGAATAACAACTATGAAGAAATTTAGTGACTTTGACATAAAACCAAAATTCAATTATTTCACAGGTGATAAAATTAAAATAACAAAAGTATTGAACCAGGACATTATCGTTCATCAATTCAAATTAAAAGATTCAAAGTTTGAAAACTCGAATTCAGATAAATGCCTGAACATTCAAATAGAGTTAAAAGGTGAAAAATACGTACTGTTCACAGGAAGCAAAATATTGGCAGAAACCATTCAGCAGGTTCCACAAGAAAGTTTTCCTTTTGAAACCACAATAACCAAGGAAGGGGAATCCTTTCAATTTAATTAGCTATTATGATAAAGAAAGACCAGATAGAAGATTTTATATCAGATGCAGTGCAAACTGAGTTAGACAAAAAGCTACTAAAAACAGCCGTTGTTGATGCTTTGACATCTACAAGTGCTGTCGCCCCGCTTTCTGCCAACCAGGGCAAGGTGCTAAAAGGGTTCATAGATGCCATCAATACCCTTCTTGCAAGTGATGATGTTACCCTGGATGAACTTCAGGAACTGGTAAACTTCATCAAACAAAACAAAACCACTCTGGACACCCTGGCAATTTCAAATATAGCGGGATTGGTGGATGCCTTGGCAGCGAAAGAACCATCTTTTTTAAAAAACACAGCGTTCAATAGAAACTTTGCTGGAAGTGGAACATTGAATTTAGTCGCGAGGGCAGATCATAACCATCCGGGGGCAATAGATTCAGGCAGCACTATCACGTTAGATCAGGTTAGCGGGAGAGTTTATAATTATGATGCTGCTTCTGCTGTAACCTCTTATGCTTTGGGAAGTTTAATAGCTATAAATGGATACGCAACCTGCCTCATAAACGCTCCATCAGAGCCCAGCATTGCAGGAGCCACAAAAATATCAGGAGCAACCTTCGCTGCAAATACTAACATGGAAATGGTGGTGGAAAGTAAAGATGGAATTACCGCGAGATATTTCTTTTTAAAATTATGAGTTTAGTGATCCTACATAGAAGAAGAAATCAGGCGCCGGAATATATCCCGGTGTTCAAAACCACCAGCAATTCTTCCAACTGGTGTTTTAACCGGTTCCGGCTTTATACTGCCAGCGCCAACACTATGGTGCAGGCACGAAAAGCAGATGGAACTATTATAAGTACACAGCTATACAGCGATCCGGCTTATACCTGGGGAGCAGATTACGAGGCTTCATTTCTGTTTGATTTCAGCTTCAATACCACCAATGAAGAGATCTCTATTTTTATCACAGGAATAGGAACAGCCGCGTTCCAGCAATGCTACGCATATACCGGTCACGCAGGATCGGCAGTGAGATGGTATGAAGATGCCAATATCACGCAAGGGATTACAAATGCCCAACTCAAATATGTAAATCTTGGTTTCTTGAAATTTAACAGCACACCAGATGTTTGTTTTGTTTACATGGAAAATCAGGGAATTTATGAAATCGATGGTGCAGATCAGTTTTACGGAAAATTACTTGATGTAAGAAACAACAATATCCCTGCACTTACTGCAGATCAAATAATAAAAGGGTGCAATAACAACGGAATGGGTGTTGGAACTTTGTATTTATCCGGGAACAACGGAAGGACGGCTGCAAGCGATGCAGACTGGAACAGTTTAGTTGCAAAAGGCTGGAATTTAAACATATAAAAATTAAAATTATGAAAACAATCTCCCCCTGGTTAAAAGAGTTTTTCAGCTTGATAGGACAGCTCCTTGCATCGCTTTTCTTGATCGTTTTGGCAGTTGTATTATTGACCCCTTTGTTTTTTGGAGCAATGATATGGAAGGTGGTGGTATCTATAAAACACGAAAACAGGAAAGCCCGTGAAATAATTTCCGGTACTTCTAAATTCTTCACCGCGCTGGCTATAGCAATAGATCAGTTTGGAAATGTTGCTTTTGGAGGTTTTTTTAATTGGCTTTTCCTTGTAAATAGTGAAGACTTTCCTTTTGGAAATACCCATGAAACCGTCAGTGAGGTTTTGGGGTGGAACCAAACCCTGGAGAATCTTTCCAGGCAAGGGAAATTAATGGTGGCTATCCTGGAAGTGATCGAGAGTGATCACTGCGTGAAAGCGATGGCTTCAGGATTGTTTGATGCAAAATATAAAGTGCAGTATTTCCAGAAGGTCCAAACAGAAATCAGAACAATTCAGGACACCAAGGACTTTATGGCAAAATATAATTAATAACGATGCGTGCCTGCGCGAACCAACCTGTGAAGGTTAGCGCGTGCCTGCGCGAACCAACCTTTGAGGGTTGGGGCGTGTCCTTTTTTTAAACGCTTCCAATAAAGACTTTTATACTTCATAAATAATGTGATGAAAAAGTTTTTATTCCTCTTATTAATTTTCTGCTTTGGGCCTTCCAGCAGTCAGAATTTATATACCAACGAACCGGACCTGGTGTACCCTATCCTGGAGGAATTTATTGCCGAGAATTTTAAGAACCAAACCCGCAGTTTTGAAAAGATAAACCAGATAGATACCATCATGGTGGTATGGATGGATTATCCATTATATGGCAGTCATCAAAGGATAGGCAAAAGCCATACAATAAAGATCCACCGCTGGCTAATTTTGCAGCCAAAACGATTTGAGCGAACGCTTAAGCACGAACTCGGACACGTTTTCGGTCTGCGTCACATAAAATCTTCGTATGAAGACGAGGCATTTTTAGAGTTTATGAGCGATGTGCATTATGAAGAAGTTGAATTCTATTACCGGGACCCCGAAACCTGGAACAAAATAAACCATAATTATTATCAATCTTTAATTCCCCCAAAATGAAAAAAATCATACTCCTTCTTTTGGCCGCTTTCCTTTTTATAGGCTGTGCTGCTGCGCAAACAGATCAAAAACCGCTTATAAAAGTCCGGGCAACCGTGAGCACCATCGT